TGAACGAGAAGTTCACGTCGAGCGCGATCGACTTGAGGGCCTGAGTGGTCTGCCAGTCCAGCTCGTTGGTGACCGCGTTGGACCCGTTCACGCCGTTGAAGGGCGCGGACTGAGGCGTCGCCATCTGTCCCACGGCGGCCTGCTTGGTGTACGAGACGCTGACCTTCTCCTGGTGGATCTGGCAGACGTTCCGCACGTTCCCGCGTGCCCGCTCCTCGGCGGTCGGCGCGGTCGCGCCCTCCACCTTGGTGCGCTGCGCCGGGTCACGCAGGTCGTACGTGGACCACTCGAACTCGGTGGACGTCGTCTGACCGCCGCCGGTGAGGCCGCCGATGGAAGACAGCAGCGGGGTGTCGTCGGGTGTGATCGCGAAGAGTTCGCCCGCGTAGTTGGGCAGGTTGAAGGTGCTGCCCATTCCGGTGATGCCGGCCATGGTGCCTCCTTAGATCATGTGGTCTGTGCGGACTTGAGCCGCTTGAGTCGGACGACTTCGGCGAAGTTCCGGGACTTCGTGGCGTCCTCGATCTGCTTGTCGAGAGAGGCCGCCTGATCGCCGGAGCCGCCTCCGCCGCCCATGTCCCCGCCGGAGCGCCCAGCGCCCTTCGGGGCGAGCTTGGAGAGCTTCTTCACGGCGGCCGTGATGGCGTCGCTGTCGACCTTGCCGTCCTTGTCGACGAACCGTGCGGTGTCGATCAGTTCGGCTGCCTCGCCCAGGTCGACGCCAGCGCGCGTTGCGGCGGCCTCGAAGCGTGCGGAGGCGAGTTCCTTGCCGTGCTCGATGGCGGCGGCCGTGCGGCCCCGCTTCTCGGCTTCGGCGACGGCCTTCTCCTGGTCGTTCATCTGGGACGCCTTGAGCTGGGCGAGTTCGTCGGCGGCGTCGCTGTTGTCCTTGGCGCGCTTCTCCCACTTGCGGGACTCGGTCTTCCAGTCGGGCTCGGTGCCCGATCCGGTACCGCCCTGACCTTCAGCGCCGTTCTGCTGACCGGAGTTGCCGCCAGGCGCACCACCATCACCGGTGCCGCCCTGGTTGCCCTCACCGGCGTTGTTCTCGCTGGCTCCGGAGCCGCCTTCGCCCTCGCCACTGCCACCGGCGATGGCGTAGATCGGTGAACCGTCGCGGCGCCTGCCGAGGACTGTTCCCGCCGCATGGGTCGCGAGCGGGTGCTTGAAAGGGACCTGCATGTTGATCTCCCGTGCGGGATTGTCCGGCGGTCGCCGTGCGGCGGGTACCGGGAAGTTGTGAGACGTGCCAGGCGATGGGTCGTTTGTGTCAATCCGAGCCGCAGGAGCTATCCGACTGACCGTGAGGCGCGTACGTTCCGCTTTATGGTCGGATTGGTGATTTCGGGCGGCGTCCTGCAACTGGTCGGCTTGACGATGGCCGCCCTCGGCGTGAGGAAAACCCGGCGGCAGTACGCCCCGGAGAAGCGCGGAGTACTTGGGCAGGTGAAGCAGACGGTCCTCACCTTGTGGACCGAGACACGCGGTCTGTTTCAACGTGATCGCGACGTCGCTGCCACCATGGACGGACAACTGCCGAAGATGGGCGCCGACTTCGTTGGCAGTCGCGAGGAGGGGGCCGTTCTCAAGGGGCCCAACATGACGACCAGTTCCGAAGAACGCGACGCCCATCTCTTCAAACTGATCGCGAACTTGGACAGCAAGGTTCGGCAAATCGAGTCAGGGCAAACGCGTGAGCGAGACGAGCGTCAGTCCGCAGTCCGTGGGCTTTCTGAGGAAGTGACGGATCAGGTGAACAAGACGCAGAACGCCGTGCGGGAAGCGAAGGTTGATGGCCTTGGCCTGGAAGCCTGGGGACTGGCCTTCGCTGTGGTGGGCCTCGTTCTGTCGACCATCGGGTCCTCAGTTAGTTGAGCTACCGAGCAACGGTGCTCTGCTCGCGCGCGGGCCGTCGCTGGGGGAACCGGCATTCGGCGCGCCCGCTTCGGACCCGGTGGGGGCCGGATCGGGAGTCGCGTTGCGACTGGTCTCCTTGAGGATCGCGTTGACCTCCTGACGCACCCGGATGTCGTCCCACTCGGGGTTCAGCATCCGTACGAGCGTCTCCCGCGAAGCTGCTTCCGCTCTGTTCATCAGCTCAGCAGTGGTCGCCAGCTCCGTCGGGCTCTCGCTGATGCCGTCCTGGAGGTCTACATGGGGCTGCTCCAGGTCGAGGCCGGAGACGCGGAACCTGAACCCGGCCAGTACGGCCAGATAGGCGCCGCTGATGTCCGCGATGCCCGGGGTCCAGTACAGGCCCTTCCGGCCCGCCGTACCGAGGGAGCGGCGGTTGCGGGCCTTCACCTCGGTCGCGGTGACGGGCTGCCCGTCTGATTCGCCGAACGAGCCCGCGGAGTAGCCGGCCTGACGTACGGCCTGCTCGATCAGCGCCTGGCATGTGTCGCGGTGCTCAGCCACGCGGATCTCGAACTGGATGACTTCGATCGGACTGGCGTCACCGGCCCGCTGGAGCATGTTCAGCCCGGTGTAGATGCGGCGCTCTTCGTTCCATGCAGCGCCCTGACCGGGGCCGAAGTTCTCCAGCATCGACTGGGGCACGACGATGCGGCCCTTGCCGTTCTGGACGTCCCGCATCCAGGAGCTGTACGTCTCGTCGAGGGCGTCCATGAGGCCCTCGATGCCCTGGAAGTCGGACTGTCCCCAGTAGGCGGCCGTCGGGATGTGCCTCCAGGCCCGCGCAGGGCGCACGTTGGGCACGTACGCGGCGGTGAGGTGGTCGGGAGTCCCCGTGTCGAGGCTGCCGTCCGCGTCGACCTCAGCGGCGAGCGGGGCCGTCTGGGGGTGGTCGGCGAGCGGCCGTACGACGCCGAGGCTGGTCGTGGAGCCCTCATAGAGGCCGTGGTAGATGCGGCCCTTCTCGTGGCGCTCCAGGTGCCTGAACACCCGCTTGTCGCTGGTGCCTTCGCTCTCCAGCACGGTCCAGAAGGTCACGGCGACGAGGCGGCCGTACCGGAACTCGGGGACGGCTCGGTCGGCCGCGACGGTGTCGATCCAGGGACGGTCGGACACGCTGTCGTCCCAGACGACCCGGAGGTACGCGCCACCGAGCGCCGCACAGATCTCCCCGGCCTCCAGGAGCGTGGCCTGAAGGCCGTCCTCCATGAGGTCGTCAAGGGCCTTCTGGGTGGCCTCACTTGCGTCGTCAGCGGCGAGGAGCTTGGGGGGCTCGGCGAAGAGCAGCTCCGAGGACGTTCGGGCTATGTCCCCGGCGAGAGGAACGTGGAGCTTGTCGCGCTTTTCGCCCTCGGGGGTTGGGTTGCCCCAGAACCAGCGGGCGACCTTCCCGACGACCCCGCCACGGTACTGAGAGGGCCGGTCAACGGCTTCGCGGTAGCCGCGACCGGCGTAGCGGGCTTCGAGGCGGTCCGGTTCGCTGGAGTACCAGGCGTCCCAGTCGGCCAGCGCTGTCTGTACGCACGGGTCGACGGGCGGCCATGCGATGTCGTTCAGCGGCAGTGGCATCAGGCCACCTCCTCGATCCGGTAGCGCCACAAGGACTCGGTGGTCTGAAGCGCGTACCGCAGGGCGTCCACGCCGTGGTCGTTGAGCTTGAGGGGCTTGTCCTCGCCCAGGAGGGCGGCCTTGGGGTCCCAGACGTAGCCCTGGATTTCCTTGATCAGCTCGGTGCACGAGCGATGGATCAGGAGCCGCCCCGTGGCCAGCAGCGAGCTGACCGTACGGATGCCGTCGAGGACGCTGTTGTCGGCCGGGTAGGGCGTGAGGCGGTCGCGGTGGAGCTGCTGTATGAAGCTCGCGGCGCTGGGGTCCACAACCACGTAGTCGGGGTACACGCCGGTCGTCAGGGCTCCAGGAGGACGCAGGGTGGCGAGCCACCCTCGTATCTGCTCGGAGTACTCCGTGTCCGTGAGCTGGTGCATCGAGGTCCGGCCGTCGTACCGCCACTCGCTCGTGACGTACAGCCGGCCGTCTGTCCCCAGGCCCACGAGGATCGCGTGCAGAGGGTTCGCCGTGCCGTAGTCGACACCCAGCGCGATCCACCGCGCGATCGTCGGGACGATGTCCACGACGTGCCGGGAGTCGTCGAACATGCTGTAGACCGCGCCCTCGGCCACGCACCACTCGCCGAGGATGAAGCGCTTGTAGAACAGGCCCGAGTACATCTGCTTGGTGCGCTCGATGTACTCGGTGCCCAGGTGGATGTTGTCGTCCAGAGCGAACGAGAAGACCTTCATCGACGCCCGGCGGACCGTGTTGTCGATGAACTCGGCCTTCAGCCAGTGAGCCGGGCTGTCGGGGTTGGTCGACGCGTAGACCCTCGCCCCGGGGGCGCGCATGCGCGTCAGGAGCATGTCCCAGAACGGCTCCAGGAGGAGTGTGGCTTCGTCCACGTACGCCCCGGCACAGGTCATGCCCCGGATCTTGTTCTCGGACTTGACGTCGTTCGCGCCGATCACGTGGACGAGGCGGCCGAAGATCCGGCACGTCGGGGCGCCTGGTGTGTAGTCGACCTGGGCGGCAGATTCCCCGAAGATCCCGGGGTTCATCATCGGCTGGAGGACGTTGCGGTACACGGCGTCCCGGGTCTTGCCGATCATCACCAGCTCGCCCGCCGTCGACGCCTGGCGTACGAACACCAGCCAGGCCCATGCCGAGGCGATGGTCTTCCCGGAGGAGACCGCGCCCTCCCAGAGATTGATCCAGCGGTTGGCCGCGTGGATGCTGCGGATCTGCTTGGGGGAGAAGCGCTCCAGGAGGAACTGGGTGCTACGAGCCGTACTCGTCGGCATCGTCGCCCCCAAGTTCGCGGGCAGCTATCGCCATGGCATCACTGAGGCCCTGGAGGAGGCCCGCGGCCTGTTCCCGCCCGACGTCCCCGGCGTCTTCCTTCGCCCTCTGGTCGAACCGGGCCAGTGCGCTCGTCGCGGCTGCCGTGAGGTCTTTGGTCTCCCTCGCCGGGGGCTCGGCCATCAACTCGTGGACGGGGACGCCCAGGTGATCGAAGGCCGTCACGACGTACTCGCTCTGGGTCCGCTCGATCGCCCTCTCGGCCAGACCGAGGAGCTGCCCCTGAAGACGCTGCCGTCGGTCCGTCAGGTCGATCTGACGGGCCTCGGTCGCTGCCCTAGTGGAGGAGCGGTCGAAGTCCAGTCCGAGGCGCTGAGCGTGGTTCGTGATGGTGCCGACGGACCACTCCATCTGACGGGCGATCTCGTTCCGGCTGACGCCGTCAGCGTGGAGCTGACGGAGCGTCTCCTCGTCCTCGGCGGAGAAGGTTCGGGCCACGGCCGGCTCACCCCCTCACGTGCGTGCTGTGACGGGTGACCGGTCATGAGACTGACGACCGTCAGGTGGACTGCCGATGACGTCGGTCGCGTTCTGGCACAGTGGGGGCGTGGATTGGTCCCTGATTTCGGTCCCGGCAGCCCCGGCGGCTGTCGCCGCTCTCTACCTGGTCGGTTCGCGGTTCGTGATGCCGTTCGTCCAGAGGGTTACCCGGATGGAGATCGACTCGGAACGGCTCCGTCTGTTGACCGAGGTCCTGGGAGAGACACCAGAGGCCGACCCGGACGAAAAGACCGATGAGGGGTTTCGTTCTCATCCGGACCCGGAGAACCAAACTGAGACCCGGTTCGCCAAGCTCCTCGTGGAGTACTACGCCTATGGTCTCGTCCAGGCCCGCCGGAGTTTCAGCGCTAGTCTGACCTGCTCCATCGTGGGCGGCCTCGTCCTGATCTCCGGTGTAGGCATGGCGATCTTCAAAGCCGAGAGCACCGGTGACCAGTACGCCTCCGTCACGGCGAGCGTGGCGGGCCTCGTCATGACGGTGATCGGCACCCTGTTCCACAAGCGGGCTGATGCTGCGCTGAAGCACATGGAGTCCCAGACCCAGTCGCTCCGACAGGACATGAAGGTGGAGCGGGACGCCGGTCAGGCCATCACGCTGCTGGAGGACGTCACGGATCCGACGCTCAGGGCCCATCTCCAGGCGGCGTTGATCCTGAAGTTCTCCGCCGCGACGCTCCCTGAGCTGAATAGCGTCCTGAAGTCGACCGAGGCCCTTCCGGAGCCCAGCGTCAACGGAGCGGTCCCGCATCAGCCATCGGAGTCCCCGACTTCCTGACGGCCATCAAGTGCCGTCACCCCAAGGATTGTTGATATTGGCCCTCGGGTAGGGCCCAGCCAGTGGGGTTGAGAAGGAGTAGTAGAACCCACGACACGTCGATGAGACGCCGGACGAGACGCCGGTGGCCAGTCGTGCTTAAGGAACCCAGGCATTCATACATGCCGGGGCCTTGGCGCGATGTGCCACAGGCCCCGGGGCTAGGACTCATCGCGATGCAGAATTTCTCCGCAGCTATCGGTGGCGTTGCTGCGCTTCTTGCTCTTGCCACCGAGGTCGTTCGCTTCTTCCGTCAGCGCCCTGAACGTTCGCGCCGGGAGGGGGCCGAGGACGAGAACTGACTGAGCCGGCCGTCTGGCGCTCGGGGCGTCAGGCGGCCGTCAGTTCCTCAGCGGGATCGGTGACGGGCGAAGGTGTCCGCCCGTATGCTCCCCGAATGCGAATCTCGATCGGGGTGGGCCCTGTACGGGTATCGGGACGTCTCGGGGGTGGGCGCCGCCGGAGTCGGCGGCTGACTCCTCAGCAGGTGCGGAGGCGAAACGCTCGTCTCGACTGGCTGAGCCGAGTTCTGAGGTCACGCCGACGGGAGCCGGAGCGAGAGCCCGCGACTCCGCTGGATCCCGCCGTGGTGGCCACCACGACGTACGAGGTGCTGGCTAGCCCCACGCGGGACGGCTGGTCGCTCAGGGTGCAGGACGTCGGCAAGACCACCTGCAAGCACCTTGGCGAGGCCGAGTCCGCCGCGCGAGATCTGATCGCCGTCTGCACGGGTATGCCGCAGGAGCGTATTCGCGTGGAGATCGGGCGGGTCTAGGTCAGGCAGCAGGGACCAGCACGCGTCCGGCCTTGTTCCTCGTGGCCAACTCGGCCTGGGCGACGTCCAGATGACGGAAGAGCTTCCGGCCCCGGTGGTCGAGCCCGGTGACCTTCAGGTGGCCCCGGCGGACCCAGGAGTAGACGGTCTGGACGTCCACGCCCACGAAGAGCGCGGCCTCCTTGACCGTCAGCCAGGTCTCGTCCTCCATGACGGCCTCCCTGAAACACGAAAAGGCCCCGTCCTCCTGGGGAGCCGGGGCCTGCACGCGGACGCAATGGTCCTGCTGATCGCGATTATGCGGTCCAGTGTTTCAAAATACAAGCACTCGGGCGGCGAGGTTCTGACGGCCTCTGACGGGGCGCCTGACGCTACTGAGGATCGTCGTCATCATGGGGGCGAACGGAAACCATTCCGGTGGCCGGGTTGTGGAACCCGATCTGCCCACTCTGGCGGTTGTGCCGATAGTCCCGCACCAGCGAGGAGGGCTCGGGGAGAGGATCACCCCGCATATACGCGGTAAGGAGATCAAGAGCGTCATCTGCCCCGATGGAGTAGCACAGCAGTGCCGCTGACTCGTCGCGGACCGCATCTGCCAGGACCGCCATGGCGTCCCCGACCTCCCTTATGCGCTGCCGGACCACTTCCGCCTGCGGCATGAGCATCGTGGCCAAGGTGGCCTCGGCCATGTGAGCGTTGGCGATCTTCTTCCAGGGCTGGAAGGCGTCCGGGATCCGATCTGGCTGTCCGCCGACCTCCGCCATGTGACGCCAGAGGGCGCGAAGCTCCTCAAGGGCATTCGCCCCGGCGGTCATGCCGCGCTCCTCAATCCTGTCGGCCCTTGCTGTCTCGGCCTGGTGCCGCTGCTGGAGCCATCCGCCGAGCAGCGCACCCCCGGCACCCACTACAGCGCCACCGAAGCCGATCAGCCCCACCAACGTCTCTGTCTGCACGGCGATCATCTTGCCGGGCAAGGAGAGTTGATGGGGCTGATCTCGTCAGGTCCTACCCCCTGTTGAAGTCCTCCACGAAGTCGTCGGAGTACTTCAGGAGGTGGCGGTACGCCGTCTCGGGATCGTCGTACATCCGGGACAGCTCATGGAGCCGGGCGCCGTAGTGGGCCATGAAGCCCACGTACGAGTTGAAGTCCATGAGCTGGGCCTCCGTCAGCTCCCGCTCGATCGCGGTCTCGGCGAGGGCGTACCGGTCGTCTTCCTCGCTCACCGCTTCCCGCCCTTCTCCGGCGGGTAGTAGCCGCCGCGCTTGGAGTCGTACACCGTCTCGTGCCGGGGGTCCGGCCGTCTCGGGGCGGGCTGCTGGCCCCTCGGGGGAGCCGGGATGCCCCGGGTGCTCTCTGCCATGATCTGTGGTCCTGTCTTCGTCAAGGGGATGGGTAACCGGGGCGGCCGGGATGCTTGGCGGCTGTCGGCCGCCCCGGGGCTCTGCTCAGGCGCAGGGGTTCGCCTTGATCTCGGCGACGAGGGCGCTCAGCTCCTCGGCGGTCACGGCCTCGGCCTTGGCGGCTTCGGTGGCGGAGACGACGATCGTGTGGGCGTAGTCGGTCGCCCCGTCGGCCATCGCCTGGCGGTACTGCGCGGCGTAGTCCATGAGTCCTCAGTTCTCGATGGGCCCGACGACCCGTACGTGGGTCCGGGCAGGGTTCTCGGGGTCGGAAATCGAGATCACCTGAGCCCCGCTCGGGAAGCGGGAGACGCTCAGCTCGGTGTCGTTGTTGTTGTCCTGACCAGGGCCAACAACAGGTTCAGAGGGCGCGGGGGAGGGGTTGGGAGAGGGGATGTCGGCGGCCTTTACGCCGGTGCTCACGCCCCGGCCCTTCATCCGCACGTCGGTGATGGGCACACCGGCCCGGGTGAGGACCTCCCGCACGTGGGCGGTGTCGGTCCCCAACGCCTTGGCCACCACGGCGAGATGGACGTGGGGGTCCGCCTGCTTCCGCAGGGCCGCGAGGACCTCGGGGGAGTCGTCCCGCTCGACGGCCGGCTCCGAGGATTCCTGGGGCGAGACCACCGCGGACTTCTCCTCGGGCTTGCCCTTGCGGTACGCGGCGACGATCCACCAGATCGACAGCGGGAACATCAGCACCGGGGCCGTCCGGACGAAGCCCCACACGAGCGTCAGGCCGCCC